ACCAGTGCAACCCGCCGCTGGCATTGCCGCGCTACCTCCTCAAGATAGCAAGCCCAAGGTCACACGCTCGCTCATCATCAACCACACATGGGATGCACAGAAAGAAGTGGACAAGCTCAGCGTGATGCAAGCGCGTGCTCTGTATGATTTACTCAAGACGATCTTTGGAGGTTGATATGCACGACAAGAAATACGGCTGGCCCACGACACGGTGCTTCCCTCGCACTACAAAGGATGCGTTCCCTGACGACATCGAAAACGCGCAGTGGTGGTTCCCACCCGAGCAACGCTGGCAAGACAAGGTGTTCTTCTGGGTTGCTATTGCTATGTGGGTTGTAGTTGCGGTTTACCTTTGGAGAACAACATGACATACAAAACAATCCTCGCACCTAACGCACCATGGCCTAGCAAGTCGGTGGAGCAACCGAAGGCAGTGAAGGCTGCGCCTAAGAAGCGTGTGCCGCCACCGCCGAAGAACCCAAGCAAGATCAAACAGACAGACGAGATGTTCCAGCAATGGGCAGCAAAAAACTTAGGAGTGAATACATGAAAGAACTTAAAGCAATCGTGGTGTGCGTCGTACCATTCATCGTGGCGGCGCTGTTGTTGTACCCGTTCATGGCAATCGTGGGCGCTAACTTTGACCCCTTCATGTGGGAGCGTGCTGATCGTTTCTTCTACATGATCTCGGTTGGATGCAGTGGCACTATGTTGATGTTGCGCGTGATGCACGCATCGGGGGAGCAATGATCGAGAACGTACTACTCATGGCGCTACTCATGGCGCTTGGTGTGGGGCTGACTGGTGCAGTCCTGTTTGGTTTTATTTACTGGATGGAGGTTATGAATGACTAAAGAAGATATGGTGCAAGTCCTGCGTAGCGTAGGTGTGAACGAGAACACTGTCACTGCAATGTGCAACGCGTTTGATATGGGCGTAGCTCGTGAGAAAGAGCGCATCCTTGCCGTGATTGGCGACAACCAGTGCGAGTGCAACTGCGCTGACGTAGTTCGGGGCGAAGCGTGACATGGCCCTTCCCACCACACCCACCGATACCTTGGACTCCACAACAGATCAAGGAGTATCAGAAACAGCAACGTCAACAACTACCGGAGAGCCCACTATGAACCTGACAACATTCGACCACGACAAGGGGTGTAGCGTCTTGAATCCCGAGGCGTTCCCCACTATCATCAATGCCTTCCACCCCGACTACGTGAAGACGTACATGCCTGAGTTCTTGACGGACTTACGCTTGGCATCAACACAGAAGGCCAATGGTGAGAAGGTTGCTAAGCGGACTACGATGAAGATGCACCCGATCAAAGCTGCACACCTTCATCGCCCCAAGCTGGCACCCACAGATTTCTTTGTGTATCAAAAGGCAGGTATGCCAAAAGGAGTTAAGTGATGGTCGATAAAGACGAAATCAAACAGGTACTCGCTGAGGTAGCGCAGACAAGTTTCGACACAGGTTGGAACGCCGCTGTCGTAGCCATCGCGCAATCCATCGAGAACATGAAAGTGTTCGGCGACACCGCCGCATCATTCGCAATCTACGTAAAGGAGTTTCATCGTGACACACAGTGACGGCGGCAAGGGCGACAAGCAACGCCCAACAGATCACAACGCGTACAGCAACAACTACGACAACATCTGGAAGAACCAGCGCGAGAAGATTGTTTGTACCGACTGCGGCAAAGAGTTCTGGTTAAAACCTAACGAGCCGCACATCCACACATGCACACCAAAGGAGAACCAACATGCTTAATACATTCACAGGCCCCGCATTTCCATTCAGCTTTGAAGTTGATGGCGAACAACGATGGGCTCACGGCGTGAGCTTGCGCGACTACGCTGCTATTGAGCTTGCCAAGGCATACGTCAAGTACCACGACGACGTGGACGCCGTAGCGGAGAAAGCCTACGCAATGGCTGACGCATTGGCAAAAGCAAGTGTTCCACAACAAGTTACAGAATGAAACTTGAGTTAGTGAGGACTCACTACACCGTGCCACGTGAGCACGGTGGGCATCGCACATCTGAAGGTATGTTGATTTACTGTAAGGTGTGCGATGTATATTTCACAGACAAACAAAAAGCACGAGAGCATCGTCATGAAAAAGAGAAGCAAGTACAAACCGAAAGGCGTTCGGATTGACGCCGTGAACTGGGTGTTGGCGGGACTCAAACCGTTCAGCTCCATCTCAGTTGGCACAGACCTACGCATCAAGAACCACGCTGCGATGGACACCATACGCAGAGGTGACGCAACCAAGGAAGACATCGACGTCTTGATTGGCGCGTTCAACATGTGCGAAGCATACGCACGACTACGACCTGAGCTTGGCGCTGATTGGCAGGAAGAAATCGAAGCAGGGCAAGACGCTCTGTTCGAGCTGGGCTCACGAGGCATTGCATCGGGGCGCTTCATCCTCAAGGCAGAAGAACTCAAGGCACTCAACTTGGTGCTGGAGATTCATGACGCACAGCTAGACCAGACAACTGTGCGCGACATGGAGTTGGCGATGGACATAGTCGCTGAGCAACACAAGTCTAAGAAACTACGACGCATCAAACCAAAGGAGACAGCATGAGCGCAGAAACAAAACAAGTGGGCGGTGACCACTACAAGAAGTTAAAGATTCAGCCGATGCGTTACAGCATGCTGAACAACATGAACGCGTGCCAACACACAGCGATCAAATACATCACACGCTACAAAGACAAGGGCGACCCGATTGAGAACTTGGAGAAAGCTATCCACACAATCGAGTTGCTGATTCAATTCGAAAAGGAACTGACAGGCTGAGGTAATTCATGAAGCAACGTGTGCAAGCCTTGTAGATGCGAACACATTTTGTTGGTGGTGTGGGCCTCGGCCAAACAGGATTGTCCCTGCACCATCCGCTCTCAACGCAACGAGGGGGTGCGTAATCTACTAGCCCCCTCACCCTTATAACTAACAGGAGAAGTTCATGTTCAAAACACCAATCAAAGGCGAAGGCCAAATCGTTAGCGAGTACCGCGAGCTGAGCGACAAAGAAAAGCTGCATGAAGCACAGCAGTACATGAAGAGCTTGCGCAAACAAGTCAGCGACTTAGAAGATGCCGCGATGCGGTATCGCCGCTTGCGCAAGTTAGAAGTTGTCATCATGGCAAAAGAAGGCGCGGAGTATTTGAAGGAGCACGACCTAGACGAGTACATCGACAACTTGCCGATGAAGAACATAGGGCTTCGTGCGCAGATGATTAAAGAGTTGACCCCTGCGCTGAACAACTTGTTTGGTGAGGAGTACGCCAAGTACGAAGCTGAACACGGCGAGGAGTTTGAAAAGCTCGCAAGCAAGGAGGCGGTGCGCAATGACAAAACCTGACTGGAAAACCAAACCGCATGAGCGTAAGCGCATGACGTTGCAACAAGAGAACGAACAGCTCAAGAAACGCATAGAGATGCTGGCGTATGAGCGTGACGAGTACCTGAAACAAGCGAACCACTTCCGTGAAGATCGTGACAAGATGGCGATCAACAAAGACCGCTACGCTGTACTGCGCACCAAAGACGTGATGGTTCTTGACGGCGAGCCTAAGTACCTCAAGGGGGAAGACCTCGACAAGTACTGCGACGAGGAGAACAGCAAGTTCTGGGGTACTGGTTTGCCTAGTTATGTGCAGAAGTTTGCTCAGCAAATCAACGGCGGTCAGAACGGCACGAAGAAACTAATCATCAACGCATCGCAAGTGGCGATAGCACAAAGACTACTAGAAGGACAACGCAATGGCAATGACACCGGAAGCAAAAGTAAAGAAGCAGATACGCAAGATTCTGGACACCACACGGACGTACTACGCTATGCCGATTGGTACGGGGTATGGAAGCAGTGGAGTACCTGACTTCCTAGCGTGCAGCAACGGCGTCTTCATAGGCATCGAAGCAAAGGCAGGTAAAGGCAAGACCACTGCGTTACAGGAAGACAACCTGAAACGTATCGCCGAGAGCGGAGGAATACCGCTGGTCATCAACGAGGCCAACGTGACCGACTTAGCAAACGCTATCGAGAACTTGGACATACTAAAACGCATGCAGTGGAAAGAGAGTGAAGAATGAGACGGACATTTGAAGAAACAAAAGAGTCGCTGGAGTTCATGGAGAAGGTGGACCAGCTAAGCCCTGAACAGCGTGAGCACATGCGCATCTTAGTGAAGCGCATCGTTGAGTGCTACCTCGATGAGACAGCGCACGGCGTGATCGTTATCAGCAAAGACGACGAGACCCGCGCCACATTACTGACCGTCAACTGCGACGAGATGGAAGCATCGGTAACGCGGGCTAAGCTGGAGTTGCTGTTCACTGAATTAAACATGGCAGATGCACCGCCAAAGGAGATGATGAATTGAGCGCACCATTTAAACAAATCGTAACGATTGATTTCGAAACTCGGTGGGATAGCCGCGAGTACACATTATCGAAAATGACAACCGAGGAGTATGTTCGTGACCCAAGATTCAAAGCGTTCGGCGCATGCGTGCACGTCTACGGCAGTGACGGCAACATCCAGTGGTACACCCATGAAGAACTACCGAGAATTTTTTCTACCTTTGACTGGTCTACTACTGCTGTTCTTGCTCATAATGCACAATTCGATGTATCCATCCTCAGCTGGGTCTACGGAGTACGGCCTTGCTTTATTCTTGACAGCCTTAGTATGGCTCGTGCCCTGCGCGGGGTGGAAGTGGGCAACTCCCTCGCCAAGCTCGCAGAAGTCTTCGGGCTCCCAGCGAAAGGCAAGGCCGTGTACTCCACCGATGGCGTCGAGGAACTCAATCCGCAGATGGAGAAAGAACTCGCAGCTTACTGTCAACACGACGTATTTCTTTGCGAGCAAATCTTTGGCAAGCTCTACATTGGTTACGAGCCGACGACCGACACGCTGAGAGGCAAGTACCCCAGCAAAGAACTTCAGCTCATCAACATGACGTTGAAGATGTACACCGAACCCATGCTCGTACTTGACGGGCCTATGTTGGAGGAGGCGCTCTATGACGAACGCACAAAACGTGAAGCCTTACTTGAGAAGCTCGGCGTGGAAGAAGCTGCGCTCGCGTCGAACATACAGTTCGCGAAAGTACTTGAGTCTCTTGGAACACCTGCGCCGTACAAGAAAAGCAAGACCACAGGCAAGCAGACTCTTGCGCTTGCAAAGAATGACGCGCTATTCCAACAGCTCCTTAATGGGTCGAACGAAGACGTCTCCCTACTCTGCGAAGCGCGTCTTAAAGTTAAGTCGACGACTGAGCGGACACGCGCTCAGCGATTTCTTGACATCTCCCGTCGCGGCGCATTGCCTGTTCCGCTCTCATACTACGGCGCTCTCTCGGGTCGATGGACTGCCAGCAAAGGTAGCGCCATCAACATGCAAAACCTCAAGCGAGGTTCGTTCCTACGCAAAGCAATTATGGCTCCCGAAGGTTGCGAACTGGTCGTCGGCGATCTCTCGCAGATTGAGCCGCGAGTACTCGCATGGCTTACAGACTACGAAGACATGCTCGACATCTTCCGCAGTGGCGGCGACCCTTATGCCGCGTTCGGCGCTCAGATGTTTAACATACCCGGCCTTACTAAAGAGAGCCACCCTGACCTGCGGCAGTCTGCAAAGAGCGCGTTACTTGGTTGCGGCTATGGGCTCGGGTGGGCGAGCTTCGCAGCGCAGCTTCTGGTGGGATTCCTCGGTGCGCCACCGCAACGCTATGACAAATCGTTTGCGAAGAAACTTGGAGTCAACGCGACGTATGTCCAGTCGTTCATCGACTACAAAGACAACCTAGAAAAGATGGCTGAGATTCCCCACACCTGCACCGAGGAAGAACTTCTCACGCATTGTGTGGCGGCTAAGAAGATCATCGACATCTACCGCAGTACGGCGTACCCCGTGGTTGGCTTCTGGGAAATGTGTTCCTCGTTGATGGTGAGCGCACTGCACGATGGGCACGAGCATACTTACAAGTGCATTACGTTCAAGAAGGAAGAAATCGTCTTGCCAAACGGTATGAGTTTGCGGTATCCTAATCTGCGTCAAGTCAACAAGACCGAGAAGCTGGCCGATGGTACGATCAGAACTCTGAAAGAAAAAGAGTGGGTCTACGGCGAAGAAGGCGTTACGCCTACGAAGCTCTACGCGGGTAAGATTACCAACAACATCGTGCAAGGTGTTGCGCGTATCGTGATGACAGACGGCATGCTCCGCGTTGAGAAACGCTACCCTGTGAAGGGTACAGTGCATGACGAATTGATTGCTGTTGCACCAGCAGAAGAAGCCGATGACGCTAAGACTTGGGTCTTGGCGCAGATGACTATGGAGCCGAAGTACATGCCCGGTATTCCGCTTGATGCGGATGGCGGTCATCATGTTCGGTATGGGTTAGCTAAAAACTAACGGGGGGCGCTATGGCTAAGTACACGACGTGCAAAGATATGGACGGTGTAGTTAATGCCTTGGTGAAAAAAGGATGGGTGTTCTCGCGCAATACACATGGGCGGCTCACTCATCCTAGCGGGAAGTACATCACTTTCAGCATGACACCGAGCGACAGTTACGCATACAAACAATTGGCGCGTGACGTTAAGAGGTTACTTAAACAACTAGGAGAAGCATCATGAAAATACCAAAGCAAATCACAGTAGGCAAACACACCTACACAATCAACCGACCACAGACTGTGCAAGACCCTGCATCCTATGGCCGCACATACTTCGACGAGAAGCGCATCGACATCGCGGTGTTCGACAATCACGGCAACGCGTTCGAGCCAGCAGAAGTTGACGACACGTTCTGGCACGAGCTGACTCACGCTATCCTGTGGGACATGGGCCACGACCTGTGGGACAACGAGCGTTTCGTTACAGCCTTTGCAAATCGTTTGTGCGATGCAGTTAACTCCGCAAAACTCTGAGGAGCAAGCGATGCTCGACATCATGGAGATGCGGGGGTTTAGTTGGATGGTGGACAGTACCAACATGCCTTACCTACGAACCCCTGACATGAACTGGTACGGCATCGTGCTTTTCGAAAACAAGAGCGCCATTGAAAGCGCCTTCGCTACCTTCCAATCCCTCAACGATAAATACCCATGAAAAAACAAATCGCTTGGTCCCATTCCTCCCTCAAAGATTTTGAGGGCTGCGCTCGTCGCTATCACGAAGTTAAGGTCTTGAAGAACTATCCGTTCACCGAGACTGAGGCAACACGCTACGGTACGCAAGTGCATGAGAGCTTGGAGTTGTATGTGCGTGACGGCAAACCAATCCCACCCGAGCATCTGCAATTCAAAGACGTGGTGGACAAGTTGATGGACAAGCCCGGTCGCAAGCTTCCCGAGTTTGAGATGGCGCTGACTGCTGACTTGAAGCCAACCGATTGGAAAGCGAAAGACGTGTGGGTTCGAGGCATTGCCGACTTGCTCATCATCGACGACGACAACCTGACTGCGTGGGTGGTGGACTACAAGACAGGCAACAACAAGTACCCTGACCGCGAGCAGTTGATGCTCATGTCGATCATGGTCTTTATCTACTTCCCGCACATCCGCAAGGTCAACTCAGCGTTGCTGTTTCTGGTCAAGAATGATATGGTTCGTATGCAGATGATGCGTGAGCAAGCCGATGCAATCTGGTGGAAATACCGCGAGCGTACCGCTCGACTCGAAGCATGCTATGATGCGGACAACTGGAACCCAACTCCTACTCCGCTGTGCGGCTGGTGCCCCGTGCGGAGCTGTGAATTTAACAAGAAACATTGACCATGCACACTGCCACCGAGTTCAAAAAAATCTTCACGTATAAAGACGGCGAGCTTTTTTGGAATGTCCCGCGCAAGAATGTTCGCGTGGGGCGTAAAGCTGGCGGTGTGGATGTGAAGGGGTATGCACGTGTGACGGTGGACGGAACTCCGTATCTGTTACATCGCGTTGTGTACCGCATGTTTAAAGGACGTGTCCCAAAAATGTTGGACCATGCGGATGGTAATCCGCTTAACAACCGCATAGAGAATCTACGCCCGTGTACGCAATCTCAGAACGCTCAGAACCGTAAGCTGCAAGCTAACAACACATCGGGGATTAAAGGCGTGTACTGGAACAAAAACAAAAACAAGTGGATGGCGCGGGTCATGACAAAAGGAGCCCGTAAGTTTCTTGGATATTTCGATTCGCTTGACGCTGCTGCTGAGGCTGTCAATAAAGCGCGCGTCGCAGCACACAGCAATTTTGCTAGAACCAAATAAGGAACCACTATGCCCTACAAGAACAAAGAAGACCGCCCCTCGTACCCAGCGTATGACCAGAAGCCCGAGGTCAAAAAGAAACGCGCTGCCCGCAACCAAGCCCGCGCCATCATGGAGCGTGAAGGCAAGGTGCACAAGGGTGACGGCAAAGACGTTGACCACAAGAAGCCGCTGTCTAAGGGCGGCACGACGACGCGCTCCAACCTCACGGTGAAAGCTGCGAAAGCAAACCGCTCGTACGCACGCAACTCTGACCACACCATCAAGGGGAAGTGACATGGCATTTATCAGCACGGCGGGGCCACCCGCCAACATGTACGCAAACATCACGGGCAACTCGGTCGGCTCTGTCGCAGTCAACAACTCGGTAACAGGAACGCTGTCTGTACAAAGCGGCAACCAACAAGCTGTGCGTCTCGACAAGTACGGCGTTACCGATAGCATGCTTCGGTCGATTGATTTAGAGAAAGATGTTTTCAAGATACCGATTGACACCCTTATCAATCTCTGGGTAACACGTTTTGGAAATGAATGGGTAGACCTAGAAACGATTGATAACGATGACTTCTTTGTCAACGCATATAAGCGGCTCAAACAGTTGGGCCACCTTGAACAACACTACCTAACGGACCGAGCGAAGTACGTGTGTAGAAAACCAGAATGAATAACAGGAGAAGCAAATGGGAATTTTTGATGGAGTCCTTGGAGGACAGGGCGGCATAGCCGCCGCCAGCAATTCGCTGGGCCAGATTAAAGAGTGCACCGAAGACGAGCTTCAACGCCAGTACTTAGCGATGCAAGCTAACGTGTACTCACAGCAGTTAGCGCAGTCGATGATGAACGCTAAACAGGCGGCAATCAACCCGTTTAACCCAAACGGCAACGCGGCATACACGATGTCGATGTCGAACCTGTCTACATTGTGGCGAGCTAAGTACGGCGATGAGTGGGTTGAGGTTTTTGATGAAGACTTTTGGCGCGACGCACGTGCACGCATGTCGAAAGCTGGAATGTTTGAAGAAGCGCACGGCTGGTTCCGTTTGAAGGAGGACGTATGACGCTCACGTACAAAGCCAAAGATCGTTACGCGTTCGGTTGGGATTTCGCCGACGAGCCGATCAAGATGAACTTACAACGCAAGACAGGTTTTGAGGATGTGCCCACAGATGTGCTCCGTAACTTGTGGCTCGTTAAGTTTGGTGGGCGTGTGGTGACGATCAAAGACATGCACAACCATCGCTTCGATGACATCGCAGATGTAGGTCAGGAGTTGGTGAAGCGCAATCAAATACGCCGTGAAGAACACTACCGCGCCGACACGATGGAAAAGACGAACTACTACATACTGGAAAGAGAAGATGGAACAGAAGGAACTTAAAAACAAACTGCGCTACGACCCGTTGACGGGCTCTTTTTGCTGGCGTACAACAGCGCGTAAAGGGCGTCTTGCCGGAACGCTTTCTAGCCTCGGCTACGTCAAGATAAAAATAAACAGACGCGAGTACTCGGCGCACCGTCTAGCGGTTCTTTACATGACAGGCGCTTTGCCAACGCAAGATGTCGACCACAAAAACTGCACGAGACACGATAACCGTTGGATAAATTTGCGCGTAGTGCCGCGCCAAGTGAACGCCAGAAATCGTGCAGGCGCAAACAAAAACAATGCGTGCGGTTGGGTTGGTGCGCACGAGTTTCGTGCCGGTAAGTGGGCGTCGCAAATAAATGCCGCGCACGGGAAGCAGCACCTAGGCGTGTTCAGTACGCCTGAAGAAGCACATATTGTCTATCTTATGGCTAAGGAGTTTTATTTTGGAGATCATTGAAGACAAGGCGTTGCTGTTACGTACACGCAACCCGCAGAAGTACAGCATCATCCCGAAGCACAAAGTTGTGTCGGAGAACAACGGCGTCTACGAAGTCGCCGTCTACTGGGGCCTTGATGAATGTCGTGTGTTGAAGAACCTCGGCGTTAAGAATGTCCCCATGCCAATCACTCGGCGCTACGACTGGCCCGGCCGCTACAAACCAATGGCTCACCAAGTGGAGACTGCGGCTTTCCTCACGGCACACCGCCGTGCGTTTTGTTTCAACGACCCCGGCACAGGCAAGACGCTCTCTGCATTGTGGGCCGCTGACTACTTGATGAAGCGTGGTGAAGTTCGTCGTGTGTTGATTCTCTGCCCACTCTCAATCATGCACAGCGCGTGGATGGGTGACATCGGTAGCAGCATCATCCATCGCTCAGCAGTGGTGGCCCACCATGCGCAGTCAACTCGGCGTATTGAAATGATTCAGCAGAACTACGAGATCGTCATCGCCAACTACGATGGCCTCAATTTGATCGCCGAAGAAATCAACGCCAACGGCAAGTTCGACCTCATCATCGTGGACGAAGCAAACGCATACAAGAACCCATCGACTCGTCGTTGGAAAGCGTTGTCGTCAATCGTCAAGCCTGAGACGTACCTGTGGATGATGACGGGTACACCTGCTTCGCAGTCACCTGTTGATGCGTATGGCTTGGCTCGATTGGTGAACCCTACCGGCGTGCCTAAGTTTCAGACTGCATGGCGCGACAAGGTGATGAACAAGATCACGATGTTCAAGTGGGCCGCTAAGCCCGATGCACGCGACAAAGTATTCGAGGCGCTTCAACCAGCGATTCGTTTCTCAAAGGCGCAGTGTCTCGACTTGCCGCCAGTCATCACGGTGACGCGTGAGGTGCCCATGACACCCCAGCAGTTGAAGTACTACAAGATGCTCAAGGAGCAGATGTTGGTGCGCACGGCGGGTGAGACGATCAGCGCGGTGAACGCTGGTGTTGCGGTGAACAAGCTGTTGCAAATCTCTTGCGGCGCGGCGTACACCGATGACAAGGAAGTTATTGAGTTCGATGCGGCTCCACGCTTGAGCGTGTTGAACGAAGTGCTCGAAGAAACAGAACGCAAGGTCATCATCTTCGCGCTATTCCGCTCAAGCATCGACACCATCGTGACCTACCTAACTAAGCACGGCTATGGCGTGGGGCAGATTCACGGTGACGTGAGCGCCAGCAAGCGCGGTCAGATCATCAACGACTTCCAGACTACCGACAACATTCGCGTGTTGGTGATGCAGCCCCAAGCTACTGCGCACGGCATTACCTTAACGGCAGCTGACACGGTGGTGTTCTTCGGTCCGTTGATGAGCGTTGAGCAGTACGTTCAATGTATTGCGCGAGCAGACCGCAAGGGGCAGGACTCCGACAAAGTAACCGTAGTGCATATTGAATCGAGTCCTATTGAGAAAAAGTTATTTAAGGCGATGAGTACCAAAGTCAACGACAGCGTACTTCTCACTGACATGTTTGCGCAAGAAATGGAGGGCTAAAAATATTTCGCGAAAGTTGTGGTGCCCGACAAAAAGTTCGTGTACCATTGTCAAACACTAGACAACTACAAGGAGAAGCCAATGAGCTACGATCTAGATGACGAGGGGGGAACTCCCCCTCAAGAAACCGTTGAGCAAGCGTCCGTACCTATGGACAAACTTGCCAAGGTCTATCGCAAGATGGCCGCACGGATTCAAGAGCTGACCCGTGAGTACGAGACACAAGTCGAGGCGATCAAAGCCCAACAAGACACTGTGAAGATCGCGCTCAAGGACCAGATGTTGAAGCTGGGCGTGTCGTCTGTTCGCACAGACCAAGGAACCGTAGTGCTGTCGACCTCGACACGCTACAACACACAAGACTGGGATTCGTTCAAAGAGTTCGTCAAGGAACACGATGCCGTGGACCTGTTGGAGAAGCGCATTGCGCAGACCAACATGCGTACCTTTTTGGAAGAAAACCCCGGCCTCGTACCCCCCGGCTTGAACTCGATGACCGAGTACAACGTATCAGTAAGGAAACCTACAAAATGACAAAGAAGATGACACCCGCAGAACTCGCAGAGTTGCCCGTCATGGTTGACACCGTGACTAAGACAGACGACGACAAAGCCTACGAACGTGCGCAAGACGCCATCTACTCTCGCCGCCGCTCACTTGAAGCCGCGATCGAGCACCACAAAACCAACGGCGGCATGCTCACAGTAGCCCAGTTGATCGACAACTCAAAAACATTCCACGCTTACATCACAGGAGAACAAGCATGAGCAACGTAGCAGTATTTAACCCCGCAGCCGTACCCGCCTTCGTCAAGGCACGCGGCGAATTGTCCGCAGTAGCTAAAGCCCTCGCCGGTGGCGCAGGTGGTGGCGGCAAGCGCATCTCAATCAAGGGCGGCGTGTTCCGTCTGGTGGCTGGTGGCAAAGAAGTCGCCGCTATCGAAGAACGCTACCTCGACGTGGTGGTTGTGAACTCAGCCCCTAAAGTCAGCCGCGTGTTCTACATGGCCAAGTACGAAGCCGACAAAGTTGTTGCACCAGAGTGCTGGTCACAAGACGGCGACAAGCCAGCGTCAGAAGTCGAGACACCTCAAGCCACGACCTGCGCCGAGTGCCCACAAAACATCGCGGGTTCAGGCAACGGTAACAGCCGCGCATGCCGCTACCAACAACGTCTCGCTGTGGTCTTGGCCAATGACATGGAAGGCGATGTGCTCCAGTTGACTCTGCCAGCCACGTCAATCTTCGGTAAGGAAGAAGGCGACAACCGCCCCCTGCAAGCCTACGCTCGCTGGTTGGTGGCACAGAACATCGACCCCACCGAAGTCGTGACCCGCATGCGCTTCGACACCAAGTCCGAGTCACCCAAGCTGTTCTTCAAGACCATGCGCTACCTGACCGACGACGAGTACCCAATCTGCACAGAGAAGGGCGCATCCGTTGAAGCCAAGCAAGCCGTCACCATGACGGTCGCCAAGATGGACAACGTGGCCAAGGTGTCTGAGCCCATCGCCGGTACAAAGCCCAAGGCCGCAGCTAAGCCAGCGCCAACACCCGAAGCCGAGGACGACGAGCCACCAGCACCCGCACCAAAAGCTAAGGCCAAGAAAGCCGCCGCACCAGCAGCCGATGCTGACGACGAGCCAGTGGTCCGCAAGGAAGAAAAGAAGCAGACCGCCGTGCCAGCCCAGAAAGCCAACTTGGCTGACATGGTTGACGATTGGGACGCTGAGTAAGGAGTTCGGCCCCTGCGCTTTCCATTAACTTGGAGCTACAGACCCTGCGCGGGGGCCACCTAATCTATATGGCCTACTCACAACAAATCATCGACACAGTCAAACACGCGCCGAAGACGCTGGGCAACCAGCTCGGGCGCTGGGCTGTGCATCTCGACTTCCCAGTAACCAAGATTGCCAAGGCAACGGGCGCATCGCGTCAGTCGGTCGTCGAGGTGCTCCTCACAATTTTGAAGTCATCATCAACAGCGGATGATGCGTGGAGAAAAGTATGCAAGCAATTCGACCTACCAACCTGACAGACGAAGAAGTCCTGCGCCAAGTCTATTTGATGGGCAACGAGATGCTGCCTAAAGAGTGGGTCGAGGAGTTGTGCACACGCTTAGCCCGAGCCCTCGACAACCCCGATGCTGGCGACCTAGAAGAAGCGGCTTACGAGCGCGGATTTGAAGAAGGCTTTGCCGCTGGCGTAGAGCACGCCGAAGAAGAAAACTAAACCAAGGATAGCTATGACACCCGCTGAGTTTTTAGCGGTGGTTTTACCGTCTTCTGGTTTAGGCCAGTACTGTGCGGTGGAACTCACAAAACGAAAAGAGCATTTTTATGCCGAGACAATCGACGCGCTCATCCCCAAGATAGATGCGTGGCACGCAACCAAGTGCGACGTGTACTTTGCCGTGGCCACCTTCGACGAGAAGCGCGGCGCAGAACAAGCTCAGTACGTGCGATCGTTCTTCATCGACATGGACGGCTACGCCTCAAAGAAAGCTGCGGCCTCTGCGCTGACTGATTTCTTACACGAGACAGGGCTGGCTGAGTTGGGCGACCCTTTGGTGGTGGACTCGGGTGGCGGCTTGCATGCCTACTGGCCTCTGCGCGAAGACATCCCTGTGGCTATTTGGAAACCTGTTGCTGAGAACTTCAAGCGTCTGTGCAAGCAGAACAACTTCGACATCGACATGACGGTGACAGCGGATGCTGCCCGTATTCTCCGAGTGCCCGGCACGACCAACTACAAGAAGAAGTACACGACGCCGCGCCCTGTGCGCATAGTGCAGGAAGGCTCGCTGTTCGACTTCGCTGACTTCTCCCGTGTTGTGTACGAGCACGTCGAGGAAATCTTCACTCCCAAACCTGTTGCTGAGCAGATCGAGGGCGTGCGCCCCAAGCGTGACCCGAACGCTGCCCAAGTCAAACTCATGGAGAACAGCATCACGTTGTTCAAAAACATCCGTGAGCGTGGCTGTGGCCAGATCGACGACTACATCGCAACGGCACAGGACGACGGCAAGGAGCCAATCTGGCGCGGGATTCTCTCGTGGACCCAGAAGTGCCAAGACGGTATGGAGCATGCTGTTGAACTCAGCGCCATGCACCCGTACCCACCAGAGCGCATGCACCAGAAGCTCGGCGAAATCAAAGGCCCCTACGCTTGCGCCAAGATGGATAGCGAGAACCCCGGCATCTGCTCGAAGTGCCCCCACTTCAACAAGATCACCAACCCCTTGGTGCTCGGCCGCGAGATTCTCAAAGACAACACCGAGAAACAAATCCCACTGGCTCCGCCACCCAAGACGGTTGACTTCGATGTGACCGCCGAGGACGAGGACTTCGAGCACGAGTTCGATGAGGACTTCGAGGACGAGGACGTCAAGGACACCGCGCCCACGATCACACGCCCAGCACCACCACGCGGGTACAGCTACGGCCGAAACGGCGGGGTCTACAAGACCGTGTCCGACCAAGACGCCGAGGGCAAGACCATTACCAAAGAAGTTCAACTGCTTGGCTACGACTTGTTTGTCGTTGACCTGCTCAAGCAAGAAGCCGATCACTTGGTGCACATGGCCGCAGTACGACCCGAAGGCGTGATTACTTTGAACTTCCCCCAACGCTCGATCGTGAGCAAGGATGAGACGCTCAAGTGGTTGGCCAGCCAGAACATCGTGGCCGGTGGCATGCACCAGAAGAACCTGTACGACTACGTGCTGGCTTGCGTGGAGCAAGCGTCTATGGAGAAGAAGGCCATCGTGGTTCCGTTCCAGTGCGGCTGGCAGGAAGACATGTCGTTTGTTTACAACAACCGCGTGTTCACGAAAGACGGGCGCGAGACTCGCATCCCCATGCCGGGCTTGGAGAACATCAACCGCAACACCAATGGCAAGGGAACGGTCATGGAGTGGGCGCGGGTTTGGGAAGTTTTTAAAGCCAAAAAAATGCACACCATGCTTGCGTTTTGCGCAGACGCATTTGGCTCTTCCCTCATGAAGTTCACTGAGTACGAAGGCTTCATGTGGCACATCGGCTCACGCCAGTCAGGAACTGGTAAGTCATTGACGCTCAGCGCCAAGGCTGGCGTATGGGGTCACCCTGTGCGCTACCGTACCGGCAAGAGCACGTCACCTGTGGCGATGCAACAACGCGCTGGCTTGCTCAACAGCATGCCTTTGCTCATCGACGAGATCACCAGCCGCAGCCGTGCGGACATGGAGTGGGCACCTACCTTCATCTTCGACTACGCCGAGGGTCAGGGTAAGGAGCGTATGGAGTCGGGCTCCAACAAAGAGCGCATCAACAACAGCACGTGGGCAGCCACGGGCACGATGACCTCGAACGTGATGCTGCTGGACTACATGGCCGGTGCGCGTACATTCAGCTCGAACGGCGAGTTGATGCGCATGCTGGAGTGGAACCCAACGGAAGAACTCAAGTGGACTGCGGAGGAGCGCGGCAACCTCAAGGGGTTGAAGCAGAACTACGGCGTAGCCGGTGAAGCGTGGGTGCGCTGGTTGACCAAGAACCAAGATGTCGCCAAGCGTTTGCTGCACAAGGTAGACGAGCGCCTCAAGGAGCGCATGAAGTTCACGGACTTGGAGCGTTACTGGCACGCTGGCTGTACCACCACGGTGACTGCCGCTATCTTGCTGGGACCGAAGTATGCCAACCTGATCGAGATGCCTGTCGAGGGCATCATGGACGCACTGCAAGCGTTGGTCGAGAAGGCACGCGCTAAGTTCAAGAGCAACATCCGCACAGCCGAGGACGTGCTCAACTCCTACACCGGCAACAACTACGGCGGCTTCGTCATCATCAAGAAGAACGAGGAGAAGCGTGTGTTGGCGGCGTGGGGTAGCGGCGAGACGGTCGACAAGTCAATCACCCGTAACAAGGTGCTGGGCCGTGTCGAGCATGAGCTGCTGACGCCGGGCTACGTGGACTACTTCATTGAGGAGCAACTGCTCAAGCAGCACTGCGTCAATATGAGCTACGGTTATGACGACTTCAAAGAACAGTTGGGCCAGTTATTTACGGTCCACTACATCAAGAAGGACATGCTCTCGCGCACCAACGGCCCGAGCATGCGAGTCAACGTGATGCACATCAGCTGCAAGCAGGAGGTTGTCGATGGCTCTACGCTATCCGTTGGCCAACCTAAAGCCGGGTGAGAGCTTCTTCGTAGCGGGGCTTGACGTAGCAGGTATTAGGGAGCGCGGACTTACCGCCGCGCTCCCGTACCGTTACAGAATGAAGGCCACCGTGGGCTTACAGCGCGGCCTTATTGGGGTGCGATTCTGTCGACTGTACGGCGGCTTGCCGAGGCTAGGGAAATCTTCAAAGCCTTGAGCTTGTCGAGCTTCAGACGCTTCTCGTCGGCGCTGATATTCATGGCACGCACGGCGTTTTCAAACTGGGTGAGCTCTTTCATTTGTGAAGTGAAGTAGTCGCCCATTTCGCCAGCCATGTACTCGTTGCCAGTCTTTTGCAGCAGCTCCTTGGCCTCGGCCATGCGGCCGCTCTCCATCATGCCGTCGACGGTGCGCTTGGTCTTCAAGGCGTCTTCGAAGCGGTCGTACGTGGCGTTGATGATGCCGCCAGCGTCATTTGGTTGGAACGCACCGCCCACCAGAGGCATCTCAGACAGTCGCTTGGTAGCTTGCTCGGGTGTGTTGCCGCGAGGAATGCCAAGGCTGACCGCTTGCAAGAACGCCAGACCCATGGGGCCGGTGTAGCCGCTGACCAAGTTCTCCAAGATCGCTGGCGATACGCCCAGACCTTTACCGATGAGCTTGGCTGCTTCCGAGGTATTGACGCGGAACTGTTCTTCTGGGAGGAGCGACTTCTCGTGCGCGGACAAGATGTCACGGCCCGTGTAGAACGACTTGCCCAGCCCTGCCTCGATAGCGGGTTTCAGCGCTTGAGGAATACCGTAGCTTGTGCCGCCGGGGACGGTCTGCAACAAGATTTGCTTGAACGCCTTGACTGCCTCTTCGCCGCCGTGCTCGTCCACCATGCTGTTGTACAGCGCCTCGGGCAAAGCCTTGAAGATGTAGCCGACTTCAAATGGTACAGGAATACGTACAGGTTCTTCGACACCCGGGATGCGCACGAACCAGTTGCCGTACTTTTGATCTGGGGTGGCGTTCTTGTAGGCATCGTCGTCCTGCATCATGGCGGCGTAGGCCAGAGTGCCAGCAGCCAGCATGCCACCGCGCACCAACATCTTTTCTTGGATGCGCAGACGCTCGTTGAACGGCATGTTGCCGGTCATGGCTTTGTAGAGCACGTTCAGACCCTGAATCTGGGCGTTGAAGAACGGAATCATCGCGCCAATGATGTGGATGCTAGGCGACGCGCCGCGCTTGTTGAAGTTCATGGATTCCAGCGCCATGAGCGTGGCTTCCATCTCCGACAAACCTTGTTTGATGTAGCTGTTGTACTGGGCGCGGCGAGTCAACGCATCGGCCTCCATACCAATCGCTTCGGCCTTGGCCAAGGCGTTCAACCAACCAGACTTACCGTCGGTGATGTCGCGCAGAATCTTGGTCAAGTCCTCAGACGTGCCAGTAAAAACCTGACCGCCGGTGATACCGCGACGCTCCAACAACTCCTTGGAAGGCTGGTTGATTTCCTTGAGCGCACCGAACACAGGTTTGAAATCAGCGCCGGACAAGATTGGGGCGGCCAACGAGTCACGGAACAACTGCTTGGCAGCGTACAGAGGGCTCAAGGTCACACCCTTGCGCAGCAAACGAGAAGGCAGCGACATGACGCGGAAGATCGCGGGCATCTGGGTGGGGATACCCTGCATGCCTTTCACCAACAAGTCACCGGGAATACCGGCGCTGTCCGTCTCGACGCTGGCGTACTTGTCTTTGCCGTCCACCTTGAACTTGACGATGTTGTTGCCAGTAGAGGCACCAACGATCTTAGCCATATCCATGTCCACCAACTCAAAGATGGCGTTCTTGGCGGCGAGGTTGCGCAAACCCATGTCCGCGATCATGTTGGTGTTCTGCACCGAGCTCGTCATGAAGTCGAGGATTGGCTTGTCGCCGCCAACCAACTCGTGCAAGTACGGCTGCTCGGCAATGCTGCCGATACGGATGCGGGACTCACCGCCAATCATGAGCTCGGCAACGCCGTTGTTCTCGCGATACCAAGGGATGTAGTCGTTCTCTTTCACCAAGTCTTTGCGGGTCTGCTCAGAGATAGCGCCAGTGCTGGCCAAGAACTCCATCATGTCGCGGTTGTACTGGTTGTACTCCTCGCGTGCGCGGGCAAAGACATCCTTGAGTTCTGCGTTGCCGTCCACGGCCTTCATGGCGGCATCGAGGTCGGATTGAGACACGTCACTGCCAAAGTTCAGCGACGCAAAACCTTTGGACTTGGCACGGATGCCGGACATGTACATCGTGAACAGGCGGTTGATCGCCTCGCCATTGCCCACCATGGGCTTGGCTTCGTTCAAAATCTCCACCACACCTTTGATACTGGCACCGGGCGTTGCCTCGATCACATACTCTTTCTGGCCGTCAGCACGCTCTTTCTCAGCCAGTTTCAAAGCACCGTTCTCCACGGCTTGCGACACGAAGTTCATGCGCTGGTCGTACATGCGCATGTAGTACATCATCTGGCTGCCCTTGAGCGCGTCCATTGTTTTGGAGAGGCGCTCGAAACCGGCGAAGCGGTCCACCAACTGCGTCTCCAAACCGAGGAAGCCGCCGGCGGCTGCAAGCACACGGTCCTTGACCGACTTCTGTTTTGCCACAAACTTGTCTGTGAGAGCGCCCACAGCAGCCATTTCATCGTTGGCGTAGGTTGGCGTACCGGCCGCAAGCGTCTTGGCATCGAGCTTAGCGGACTGCATGTACAGGCGCTCGATCAGGTCTTGGGCTTCTTGCGTGCGGGTGACATCAGGCTTCACACCGATGAGCTGCATCACGTAGTCGAAGAACTTGCGCAGCATGGAGCGGTCGTCCAGTTTGTCGCGCAGGTTGGCGTTGGACTGCACTTCGGATGCGAACTCTTTGACGTTGGTAGCCGCGTACTCACCTGTCAGCGTGCCGTCAGCAGTGAGATCGTCAAACATCTTTTGCAAGGCTTGTTTGGCAGCGAGCTGGTCTTCGTTCAGCTTGGTTTCTGGCCCTTCGAGCGCACGGATGGTGGCTGCGTGGGTTGCTTCGTGCACCAAGTTCGCCTCAGTCATGTAGTCTGGGTGAATCAAGATGGCGTTCTCTTCCGAGTTGTACGCCGCAGGAACTTGCTTGCCATTCACCTCGATGTCGTCGGTCACATACACGCGGGTACGCGCCACCAGCTTGCGCAGGGCGGCCGCATTGTCTCGGATGAACGGCGAAGAACCGTTAGCCGCCACATCGTCAAGTGCATCCAACAGGCGGCCATCATCCAAGGCTTCCTTGGCTTCAGCTGACAACTGCACCTGCTGCGCGGAAGTGGTCTCGGTGGCGAGCTTACCGGCCTTCTTGGCCTCTTTGCCTGTCATGATCGTGGGCTGGCCTGAAACCTTCTCGCTGCCAGTACGGAAAGGTGTGTCCTTGGCGCGTGAAAGTTCTGTCTTGACCGTGGCGGCTGCCTGCTTGCGGCGAGGCTTGCCTTCATCCAAAACGTCGAGCTGCGCTTGCAGCGACTGAATCTTCTGGGCCAACTCTTTCTTGCGCTCAGCGGTTGTGCCTTTGGTGCCC